ATAAAAATTGATTTAGCTAAACCAGAAGTTGAAGTTACCGAACATGGTAGATTTTATCGCACACCGAGCGGCAATTTATATCCCTCGGTTACTACTCTTATGTCTTATAAGTCAAAAGAGTCCATCATGGCTTGGAGAGAATCCGTTGGTGAAACAGAAGCCAATAGGATTAGTAATCAAGCAGCAACAAGAGGTACTAAAATACATAATTTATGTGAACAGGTACTTTTAAACCAAGAGATTGATACAACCAATCTTAGTCTGTTAGATAAACAGATGTGGGATCAGTTTCGCCCACATCTTGACAGCATCAACAATATACATGCAATAGAAGATCCATTATTCAGCAACCATTTGCGCTTGGCAGGTCGTGTAGATTGTATTGCTGAGTGGAACGGAAAGTTATCAGTCATTGACTTTAAAACCTCTCGTAAAGAGAAGAAGAAAGAATGGATCGAAAGTTACTTTATGCAATGTACTGCATATGCAATTATGTTTGAAGAGATGACAGGAATACCTGTTCCGCAAATAGTAGTTGCTATTTCAGTAGAAGGTGATGAACCTCAAATCTATGTAGAAAGGCGTGACAATTATGCCAAACAACTTTTAGAACTGCGTTTAGAATATGAACGATTTTCAAAACTAATGTATTGACTTTAATTTTAAATACTATATAATATAAATATATATTCGAATAAAAAAATTCGTTGAAGCATGAGATAAGAAGTTTGGACGCGGGTTCAATTCCCGCCAGGTCCACCATAAAGCATACTAGAGGTATTGGAGTGGGGCAACAGCCGTAGACTTCCTGCCCCAAAAAAGGGAAGTGATAGTATGTTTTATAATGGGCCTGTTCTGGATTCGACAGACAACTGAAGGCATGTGGAGAATAGGTGAATGCAGAACACCTTTAAGGGTTGGGAGTTTCTCGGCCGAAGAAGCAAACACTATAAATGCAAACGATAGCGTTTATTCTCTAGCCGCTTAAGGTTAGATGGGGTATGGGTACCACCTTATAATCAAAAGGACCCACATTAAATAGGAGTTTGTATGAAAAAGTTTATACTTTTAACAGCAACACTGTTAGCAGGTTGTTATAACGATGAGCCTGAAATAACACTAGAATATGAAGATATGTTTCATTATAATGTTAATGATCTTGGAAAGATTACATATGAAGAAGTTGAGTGTTTAGCAAAAAATATTTATTTCGAAGGTCGAGGAGAAAGCCTACAGGGGCAAATAGCAATAGCACATGTTACTTTAAATAGACAAAAAGATAAAAGATTTGAAGATAGTATATGTGATGTTGTTTATCAAGGTCCACTAGACAACAGAACAAACCCATTAAGACATCAGTGTCAATTTAGTTGGTGGTGTGATGGTAAAAGTGACGTTCCTAGAGACCTTTGGTCTTGGGGTAGATCAATGACTGTTGCTGTTAAAGTGTTAGAAGGCGAATACAAAGATCCAACAAACGGTGCATTGTGGTTTCATAGTACAGAGGTAAATCCTGACTGGAAATTTGTAACATATAATGTTGGGAAAATTGATAATCATATATTTTATAGATAATGGAGAACTTTTTTGCTATACCAAATAGAGAATGATTTTATGGTTGATTCAGAAAAAGTAACAGATACTTTTTTAATAACAAAAAAATTTAGATCACCTTCTGAATTTTCTTATTTTATAGAAAGCACATCTAGAAAAACAAAGACATCTTGTATAGATATATTAATTAATTTTTGTATTGAAAATGAAATCGAATCAGAAAGTATTGCTAAACTTATTAATGCAAGTTTAAAGGAAAAATTAGAGTCTGAAGCACAGGAATTAAATTTGCTTAAAACTAAATCTTATAAATTACCTTTTTAATATGACTGCATTTGAAGTATACAAGCTATATACAGCATTGCGTTTACATTTTACATACGCAAAGTATGATATAACAGTAACTAAAGGTCGCATGGCAAATCTCCGAGATGCCTTTGATAGAAAACGTGATACGAAATACATGTATAAATTAGCAAGTGAATATTCTAGAAAAGAAGTAATAGACATTTTAGTTGCTAATTTTATTACGGGCGATCCCACTGCAAATATTTACACTGGAAACTTTGTAGATAATTACAAAAAGTTGTTGACAAACAGAAAGAGAATGTTGTATAATTTGGATACAGACTTAGATAATATCTTATTCAGGATGGAAAAAGAAAAGATTAAGTCTGCTTGCAAAGAAGGGCAACACCCGCTAATCTTCAGAATGTACATGGGTGGGGATATACATTTGGAATCACTTGTTATTATGGAAAAACTATATCCTTATGTTGAAGATTATAAAACTGATTTTGTATTAGAACACTTGTGCTTGCTAATTACAAAATATAAACCGTTTGTTAGGTTTGATAAAAATATTGTTGTACAGAAATATACAGGTAAAATGTTGCAATGTCTAAGTCAGTAAGGAAAGTCCCCGAAGAAAAGAAAATTCATCGGGTTATTAAGAGTTATCCTGTGAAAGAAATTGATCAGGTTTTAAAACGTATAAATAATTTTGAGGATCTAGAGAATATTGATCTAGATGAAGTCTTTGAAAATTATTATAATACAACAACAATACATCGCTAATATAACGCAAATACGGAGAAATTTATGGCTTTTAATTCCCTTTCAGACCTTCGCAAGAGTCGTGGCAATTTTGATTCATTGATGAAGGAAGTTGAAAAACTTGATGCCCCGCAAGGCAAAGATGATTTAAATGTATGGAAACCTACAGTAGACCAAGCAGGTAACGGATATGCTATTATTCGATTCTTGCCTGCACCTCAGGGTGAAGATATGCCTTGGGTACAAATTTGGAATCATGGATTTCAAGGACCCACAGGTAAGTGGTACATTGAAAATTCACTCACTACACTTAAACAAGCAGATCCAGTATCTGAACTCAATTCAGAACTTTGGAACAGTGGTCTAGAATCAAATAAAGAAGTAGCTCGTAAACAGAAGCGCCGACTCTCTTATTACTCTAACGTGCTTGTTGTAGAAGATTCTGGTAATCCCGCAAACAATGGTAAAGTCTTTCTTTTTAAATTTGGTAAAAAGATTTTTGACAAAATTAAAGATGTTATGCAACCAGAGTTTGCAGATGAAACTCCAATGAATCCATTTGATTTTTGGGATGGCGCTAATTTCAAACTTAAAATTCGTAAAGTTGAAGGTTATCAAAATTATGATAAGTCTGAGTTTGCATCACCTAGCCCAATTGCTAATAATGATGACGCTATTGAAGTCATTTGGAAAAATCAACATTCACTAGCAGCTATTGTAGCTCCTAGCAATTTTAAATCATATGATGAGTTGAAGAAAAAACTGGACTTTGTTCTTGGTAACAGTGCTAAAGTAGGATCAGCAGAAAACATTTCCAGAGTAACGGGTGATGCTGCTGACGATCACTTCATGGATAAAGTGACCAAGATGGCTTCAACTAAAGCACCTGTGATTGAAGAAGAAGATGAGGATGAAACTTTGTCTTACTTTGCCAAACTTGCTAATGACGATTAATATTCGTTAAAATAGAAAAGGGACTTAGGTCCCTTTTTTTATATCCCTGCAAATGTTCTGTCTTGAAATCGCTGAATAATATTACTATTATTTCTAGGAGTAGAAGGCGTTGTTAAGATTTGAGGTGCAGCAGGAGATGCTGATGTATTATTATTTGTAATGTTATTGATAATAGGAGGAGCAGATTGAGTGCTAGATGTAGATAAGTTTGTCATGTTTTGAATAGCATTGCTAGTAACTGACGGAGATTGTGTAACAGAACCTGAGTTAATAGATTGTATTTGTTGTGGACTATTGCTAAATCCTAATTCAGTTATTATTTTGCCGTTTCCATCAATGAGGGGTTCAAAACCTTTTGGAACAACAAAAGGGGGAGGAGTAGGACCGTCAATAAGAGGCAAGGCAGTTGGTGTTGTTGTAACAGGAGTTGCAGTACCTTCAACAAACCCTGGTGTTGTTGCCGCAGGACTTGCAGCGCCTTCAACAAACCCTGGTGTTGTTGTAACAGGAGCTATAACAGGACTTGCAGGTGTTTCACCTCTATTAATTGCTTGTTGTCTTTGTTGTTCAGCAAGTTCTGTATTTCTTGCATCAATTCTAGCTTGACGTTGTTGTCGCTGAGGACCATTTTCACCTGCCCGATCTGCTGCTTCTTGTAAAGATTGTTGTGAGTTTTCAGCTTCGCGGTCTGCTTGATAAGAACCGTCTTCCATCTTTTCTTCAACACTATCTATTAGACCAAAAGTAAGCCCACTACCAATATTTCTTCCTGCATTTTGAAATTTTTGACCCAAAGTAGCATCTTCATCTGCATTGAATCCCTTAAACCCATCGTATGCCGCCATGCCTGCTGTAAGACCTAATCCTACAGGTCCTAAAAATCTACCAGCACCTTTTGCAAATCTACCTAAATTTCCTAATCTGCCTGGTCCAGGTCTAGGTCCAGGTCTAGGACCTGCTCTAGGTCTTCTGCTAGGCAAATCTATATCTGGTATGATAGAACCTAATCCCCCACCCAATCCGCCAGATGGTTTGCCGGAAATTATTTTTAGTTCTGCTAAAATATCTTTTAAAACTTGTAACTGTTCCGCAGCAGGATCATTTCTATCAATACCTGACACTGTTTTAGGAGCGTCTTTTGTAATAATAGGTTGATCAGCTATTATTACTTTTTCAGGACCTTTTTTATTACTAGATCCTGTTTCAGCAACTTTCTCTTTATTATTTTTTGCCTGTATTTCAGATAC